TCAGTTGCGGGCGAGCTGCGACGCGACCTGCTGACGCTGCTCGTTCGTGTCGACCTGCGCGGCGAGCACCGGCGAATTGGTGTCGGTCAGGACGGTGTTGAATCCGGAGCTCTCCTCGTCGCTGATCAGGTTGTCGAGCTTGTCGGTGTTGACGACGTCGTGCGCGATGAGCTGCTGCTGGATGCGGTCCGCCTCGATCGCCGCAATCTGCCGCGAAAAGCCGATGAACCATCCGAGGAACAGCATCGCCGCAAGCGCCTCGACGTTCGTGAGCGTGTTCTCGCCCTGCAGCCATGAGACGCCGGCGATGACGCAGACGAGGATTGCGATGTCGGAGATGACGAAGAACGCGCGGCTGAGCTGCGGGGCGAGCCATGGGAGCGCGATGAGCAGGGCGAACATGACGCAGGGCATGCCGCGGGCGAACACATTGTGCAGGATCGGGTGCGGCGTGTAGCGGAAGGTGCCGATGCCGATGAACGCGATGCCGGAGAGCGTCAGCAGGATCGACAGCAATGTGATGCGTACCTTGAAGCGGGGGATGTGGTAGGAGACCTGCGGGTTGCGGATGCCGATGGAGCCGTTGGGGCGGACGACCTGGTAGGTGGCGATGAGTTCGGAGATCGCGAAGTAGGTGATGATGATGATCGACAGGCCGCCGAAGACGAGCGTGATGTTGAACATGCTTGCGGCGAAGGTCGTGCGGTCGCCGAGTTCGGAGAAGTTGTTGCGGAACCAGTGGGGGTCGTTCGTCGTCGAGCAGGCGGTGCCGACGCCGGCGACGACGAAGAACGGCAGCAGCGAGGCGAGCGTCTTCGCGTTCATCAGCTCGGCCTGCACGAAGGTGAGATAGCCGCAGACGCCGGCGAAGGTCGCGGTGAGCGCCGGCAGGTACATTTCGAAGATCGCCTTGCCCATCATCGAGTTGAGCACCCAGAACAACGTGTAGCTCGTCAAGAACAGCGTGACCGCGTAGACGAAGGACAGTGCGACGATCTCGAAGGCGCGGCGCAGATGGACCGCCCACATGACGTGTTCGTTGAGCGTCCTGATGCGATGCGTGTATCCGGTGACGAACGAGATGACGCCGCAGGCGGCGACGAGTGCGGCGGCGGCCATGAATCGACGTTGGGACAGCTGCCAGATGGCGGGCGCCCATCGCAGATAGGCCATGATCGCGAGGCCGCCGGCCACCGCGCAGCAAAAGAACGAGATTAAGCCGGCTGATTCGGCCCTCTGATGACGTTTCATGGTTTCCCTTTCCGGTACGACACTCCACATTGTAACGAGGTGGCCGCAAGTCATGGTATTATTTCTTCTTGTGCCTGAAGGCGGGTGCCTTGGCATGACGGGCTGTGGCGCAGTTTGGTAGCGCGTCTGCTTTGGGAGCAGAATGTCGCAGGTTCAAATCCTGTCAGCCCGACTTCATTATTCGAGGCCATCCCCACGGGATGGCCTCATTGCAATGGTTCCAAGGGGTGGCGGCCGTTTCCGCCAAAAACGGCAAATCGGGTTTTTACCGCTTTTTGCGCGTTTCGAGGGGCTTGAGATGGGACAATTGATGGGACACGAAAACGGATGGGACACGGTTTGTCCCATCGGCGCGGACAGGAGCGACACGTCATGGGCAGACGATTCGGCACCATCAAGTACCGTCCCAACAAGGAGCATCCGAAGTACATCTCGGCCTCGTACCCCACACCGATCGAGGCGCGCGAACTCGACCCCACGCTGCCAGAACGGCAGTCGCGCAACTTCCCGCTGTCAGCCGAGATCGATGCACGCGCATGGCTCGAGGCCGCCCGCAAAAGGATCGAGGCCGGCGCATGGCAGCCCGACCGCGACGTACGGCGGCAGAAGGTCGCGTCGACCATCACCTTCGGCGAATACTTCCCGCAATGGCTCGCCGCCCGCACCCGCGCCGACGGCACGCCGCTGCGCGCATCCAGCCGCTCACGCCTCGACCGCGACGCCGCGAACCACGTCCTGCCGTACTTCGCCCACGTCCGTCTCGCCGACATCACCCAATCGATGGTCGACCGATGGCTGGCGACACTGCCCGCAGACCAGCCCTACGTACGCGCCCACGCCTACAAGGTCGTCCGCGCCGTCCTGCGCACGGCGTCCAAGCCCGGCGACGACGGCGAACCGCCGCTGATCGCCGCATACCCGCTCACCAGAGGAGTGGCCACACCCAAGCGCGAAGGTGCGACTGTGCCGGCTACCCCGCAGGAGGTGCACGCCATCTACAAGGCCATGCCGCCCGAATACCGCATGGCCGTCTACCTCGCCGTCTTCTGCGACGGCCTGCGCATCGGCGAGGTGTGCGCATTGCAGCGCGGCGACATCGACTTCGCCCACCGCATCCTGCACATCAGGCGCGGACGCCTCACCGAGGACCCCGACAGCAAGGTCGGCCCGCCCAAGACCGCCAACTCCATCCGCGACGTCAAGATTCCGCCGCAGCTCATCCAGACGCTGCACGACTTCCTCGACGACCACGTCGAGGACGGTGACGACGCATGGCTCTTCCACGGCGTGCGCGACCACACCCAACCGGTGCACCCCAACACCATCCGCACCCACTTCGACCACGCCCGCCGCAAGGCCGGACGCCCCGACCTGCGATTCCACGACCTGAGGCATTCGGCCCTCACATGGCTCGCCGCCGAAGGCGCCACCCTCAAGGAGCTCATGGAATCCGCCGGACACAGCGACGTCAGCGCCGCCATCCGCTACCAGCACGCCGTCGACGCCCGCCGCGACGCGCTCGCCGAGAGGATGGGGGAGAAGCTCATGGCCGAGGACACCCCCGAGACCGTCATGGCCCGTATCCGCGACATCGACCGCAAGATCGCCGAACTCGAAACCCTCAAAGCCAAGGAGAAGCTCCTACTCCAGCGCCTCATGCAGGACATGTGACGGACACGGGTCAGCTGTCGGCGTGCTTGCGCGGCCTGCCGCCGCCCACGCCGCGCCCCGGTCTCGCCGCGTTCCACGCGTCGACCGTCTCCGCCTTCCAGCCACGCGTACGACCAATGTACGCATCCGGCTTGGGCAGCTTCAGATTGAGCAGGCCGCCGGGAGTGATGCCGAGCCGCTCGGCGACCTGCTTCACTCCCAGATACCGCTCAGCCACGCCTCGCGCCTCCCATCCGCGAGAACACCGCGGCGACGACCGCGCACCCGAACGTGATGAGCCATGGCCACGCGAACCATGCGCTCGCGGCCGTGCCGAGCGCGAACACCGCGCCCACAATCGATTCGTACCTCATGATGCCTTTCGACATGACCATGTGCGGAGATAGTCTGGGGGAGAGGGTTCTGGATACTACCGATTATTCGGAACCCCTTGATCTTCAGGTCTCATTCTGCTGTGTTGTTCTTCATGTAGAACTCATAGGCCGCGTCGAAACCGTCGGTGAACAGCAGGTGGAGGATCTTCATGGCCTTGAGGTACGTTGCCCGAGACGACACACGTGATGTACTCCAGAACAAGGCGCGGTAGACGGGGGCTTTTCGGCGTTCGAAATCGTCCTTGTCTGAGGTGTATTCATCACCGAAGTACTTGGCGAACGCAACCTGATCCGAATCGCTCGTGTTGAATGCCGCGAGTTTCGCGCATAGCCCGCTGATGTCCTGTACCTTGGAAAGCGCGTCATTGGTGGAGAAGAACCCCGGATAGGCGAGGGACAATCCGAATAGGAGCTTGAGGAGGCGCTTGGATGAGCGGATTTTCCCTATCGGGTTGGGCAACGACGAGATAGCTATGATACCGGAGTTGAGGTTTTCCACGGCTTCGGTCTGATCCACGTTCAACTGTTTCATTGACTCGACAAACGAAATCACGGCCTTGTCTCCGGAGTTGACCTGCAGCTTATCGAACCAGGTGCCGAGCACTGAATAATACACTTTCTCCAGCTCTGCACGCTTGTAATTCTCGCAGCCGACTCGGTTCATGAAACGTTCGGTGGGAAGCCTGTCGAAAAATGGGCTCATAGGATTGTCAGGGAGCGCGTTGATGATTTCTCCGGCACGCAGCTTCTCCTGATTCTGTAGCACTTTGAAGTAATCTCGAATCTGCGCCGGGTCGGCCGACTGCATCGTATATACGGGAATATTGTACGTATTGAAATTCATCTGGATGCTTGCGGGAAGATCGCTGAACGCAAGACGCTTCGCTCTGTCCATGCGCGCAAGCCCATCGGGGTCGGAATCGCCGACGATGAGCTTGATTATCTCCTTTGCCGCGGTCGAGTTCTTTTTGCTGAGCCGGAACCACTCGTCAGAACTGTCAATCCACTGGGACACGTTTCCGCATTCCATGAACCGGAACAACGTCGTCAAACGCTGCTTCCCGTCCACAAGCTCGCGTGAGGCGTTATTCATATTAGGGACAGCGAGATCGTTGATGACGATATTGCCGATAGGGTAATTGAGGATGACGCTCAGTATCAGCTGATCCTTGTAGTCGTTGGACCACACGTATCCGCGCTGGTAATCAGGTGAGATGTCGAGCCCGTTCGCGCGAACGTTCTTGATCTGAGCCATCAGGGATATGACAGGCATCGATGCTGGTGTGATGTTCAATCGGCGGAAAGTCATAGCCTAATCCTTTCAGACAACTCCAAAATGTTTAGAATCTAGTATATCATATCCCATAGAATCTGGAAGTTGTCTACACGTGTATGAGTATGGAACACTTGAATACCAGCAATCTCAGCTAACCTGAACCGTAGTCCGAACGCAAAAGCGGAAAATAAGAATCTAAACAAATATAGCCGAAGTGCTCGAGATGACCACGCAGATGACGCCGCCTCCGGATCCACCTTGGAGGCGGCGTCATAGAGAGTCTCCGATGGTTCGTCAATGTTGCTTCTCGTAATCGGGTAAATGTACCGTCACTTCGTACTTCTTGGTGCCACGCTTGATGCGTGCCAGGCACATCGCGCCTTCTGATGGCACCTGACCGTACTGGCGGCGTCCCTGCAGCGGAGTGAGATATCCGACGTCCACACCGTCCAGGGCGAACCACAACGTCGGTTCGCCCTTGCTCTTCCCCTTGGGTATGAGGCCACGTCTCACGGTCATCCAGACAAGGGCGTCGTCCTCGTACCGTTCAAGAACCTCCTGCGCGATCTCCTCGCCGGACAGCGCGACAGTGCGCGACGCCTTCAGTTCGCGCAGTCCCGATGGCCTGCGATTGCGCGGCACATATCGCGATTCGCTCTGAACGTCGCAGACTTTCCGGACCTCCACGCGTAGCTCCGGCAGATCCGCTGAGAACTGGCCCTGGCACACCATCGTTACCGAGTCCAGGCCATCTACAATCTGCGAGAACACCACGCAGCACGTGCGCCCCCTATAGGAGAACGCCGTACCACCGTCACTGCGCTTGCTCCAAGTGCTACCGGTATATGTACTGTGCAATGTCGTCGCGTCGCTTCGGCGCATGGAGATGCGCTCACCCCGCCTCAGCTTCGGTAGCCCCTTCCATGTGTACGTGTAGACCTGAGCGGTCCTGACGCTTGCGGCTTGCAAGCGTCGATTTGCCTCCCGCACGTCTTTGACCCACTGTTTGGACTGATCATGCGAGGAGAATATGTCACGCCGCGACAGACCGCTTGTATCCGGCAGCTCGGGAGCAAGCGTGGAAAGCCGCTCTCCCAAACGCGACTCCTGCTCCGCAGTGAGCGCCGGCTCCTCGGGCTCGTTCTTTCCAAACAACCAAGACAGCAACCCCATTGTGCGGCCCCTTTCTTCCCACGACGCCCCAAACAACCTGCGCCTTAACCCACCCCGCGACCGTATGGCGCGAGGATCAGCGCCGCGACAACTCGGAGCTGAAAACTATTCCTCCTCGCACACCGAATCCTCAGCCTTGATCCGATCCGCCCAGGCATCGATATCATCCGCGCCATCCGCGGATGATATCGCTAAGCCGCTCATGTAGTCGTCAGTAGACGTTGAATTCGATCACTTGTGGACTTGCGGTGGTGCCTGTGACGCTGCACTCATACGTCAGCCCCTTTGCAGTGGCGCCGTACTCGTTGGTCACATCTACGGTCGCTTTATAGAACCATGTGTCCGCGTTCTTCGGCGTGAAGTCTTGGATGACACCCATGATGTCGTGTGTCTTGAAGCCGTAGGGGTACATGTTCTTGCCGTAAGTGCGGCATGCGGCCAGTGCTGCCGTTGTAGACAGCTTCTTGGAAAGGGTCTCTTCCTCCCGCTCTTGCTGCTCCTTGGCTTCGATGTTTTTGCGGGTTTGCATGGTGAGGTTTACCTTGCCGTCCTTGACTCCGGCGGAAGTGACGACCCATTCAATGCCCATCTCCTTATCCGTACTGAGTCTCGACTCGTCCATGTCGGTTCCGTTTTCGGCTGTGAGGGTGCCGAGGAATCCATCCTTTTTCAGCTCGGCGACGGCCGCCGTGCCCTCTTTGCCCTGCATGGTCTTCGCGATGTCCGCTGCGGTCGGTTTGGTGCTTTCCTTCGGGGATTCAGCCACCTGAGGTGATTTCGTCGTCGTCTTCGGTGTCGGCGTCGTTGCCGTTGCCGACGCGGATGTGGTGACCGGTTGCGATGCCGTGGACTTTGAATCCTTGCCTCCATTGCCGCCGCACGAGGCGAATATGCACAGAAGAATAATGATGGCGGCCCAGAACCACCACGTCTTCCAGATCGGCTTGCCTTTCGCTGCTCCGTTGCTCATGATTATCTCCTTCTCTGAACGACGCCCCAAACAACCTGCGCCTTAATCCACCCCGCGGCCTTATGGCGCGGAGATCAACGCCGCAACGGTGCGGCGCTGAAAACTATTCCTGCTCCTCGCGCACCGAATCCTCGGCCTTGATGCGCTCGGCCAGATCATAGATGTCGATGCCGTTATCCGCGTCCGCGAGCGCAGCGGATGCATCATCAGTGGCAGCAGTGGACAGATCTTTTGGCTGTCCCATTTCCTTTGTGAGGCGTTCGTAGGCAGCGTCCATGATTGCGCGCGGATCGGCTCCGATGAGTTCGCATGTGTTGAGGAACGCCTCAAGCGGCATTGACGGTTTGGCGTTCAGCCAGCGTGAGTATCCGGAGCGTGAATGTCCGAGTTTGTCGGCAACGTCGCCCTGCGATATTTCTTTTCTCGCAAATTCCGCCTTCAACTCTAGACCGATGAGCTGAGCGAATCTGCTATCTCGTGTAGATGCATTTTTGCTCATGCAAGCATTTTAGTACTTGGAATCGCTAACTGCAATTCACGCAGAGAGTCGTTTGTTGCTCATATGTGAAACGCCGGCGTTGACATTTGGTCATGTCTGCAATATCATTGCTCACATGAGCAACGTTAATGCAGACTTCGGCCATAAGGCAGAGATGATTATCCACGACAAGGGCATGACCAAGAAGGCGGTCTCCGAGAAATCGGGAATCCCCTACAGCAGTCTGAACTCCACCTTGAAGGGATATCGGGCTGTGACGCTCGAATTCATTATCGCGCTCGCGGAGGCGGTCGGCGTCGTCCCCTCCGAATTGCTCCCGTCTCAGTTTGCTCCGACGGCGCTCGCGTCCAAGGAGGAATCGAAATGACCACGACGACACATGACATCGGCATCAGCTGGATGGACTGCCCGGTATGCGCCGAGCTGCACCGCGAGGTCGAGCGGGCGGACGCCGAGGCGGACAAGGCGTGGGAGACGTACTCGTCCGTCGATTTCCAGTACCGCGAGGCGCGCGACGACGGCCGCGTGGGCTTCGGCACCAAGGCGTGGACCCAGTGGCACGACCTGCTCGACCAGCTCCTGCACGCCTACTACGACGCCGCGGACGCCCACCGCGCCCGCCTCGAGGCGTGGGGCGAGTCCATCCGCGAACATGACGAGCCGCAGACGACGGCCGAGACGCCGGAGAGGAAGGTCACTATCTCCAAGGCCGACGCTGCCGACGAGCTCGTCAACGTCTACGGCGGCCACATCGACCAGTGGCTCAAGGCGCTGCGCGAGCGCAGCTTCGCGCAGACCGCCGAGCCCATGCCGCGGGACCGCGACGCGTACGAACGGCTGTGGTACGGCGACGTGCCGGAAATCACGCTGCCGCCGAGCTTCGCCGGCCTCGACGCGATGACGCTGACCCACTGCGCCCGCGCCATCGGCTTCTATCTGCGTGTGCTGAAACAGTACGCGCCAGTCTCCGACGATGCGTCCCACGTGGCGCACCGCCTGATGGACGCCTTCGACGACGCCGCCGAAGCACGAGAGACCGCGCTCGTGGGCGGGGAAGGAGAGGAGAAATGAGCGTGGACCAGCTCAAGCGCATGTGGCTCGCCGGCGTCAGGATGCTCGGATACGGCATGGCCGTCGCGCTCGCGGGAGCGTCGTTGGCCGCCATCGTCAAGACGGTGGTGAAGGCCAACGACGACTACCGCATCGACAGGATGTTCGAGGACCTGTTCGTCAGTACACCCTAGCGGGAAGCGGCTGCGGCTTCTGTTCGTCCATGTACCAGTACGCGAGCCGTGCGGGATTGACCATCACATCCACCGGATCGCTTCCGTCTTCGTTGACGCTGGCATGAACGGACAGCACGCCATTCGTCTTCGCCGCGGTGCGCAGCTTTCCCGGAAGATGCTCGTCCTTATCCTCCTGCCGGATGTAGAGCAGCTTCTCGTCGGCTCCAGGCAGTCCCAAATGCAACACATCCATCATTCCAATACTTCCTTTCCCGCCTTGCGACGGCTTGATTTTTGGTTAGCACCCACCAGTCTATGCGAGGCGGGAAAGGACCCCACACCCATCAGAAAGGCCCACACCATGAACACCGCGGCACTCAGCTTCGAGCCGCTCACAGACCTGCCCGACGAGGACCTGACCGCCGAGGCGGCCACGCTCGACGGCGTCATCCCGCTGCTGTCCGACCGGATCGGCGACCTGGCACGCCGCAACCAGCACGGCGAATGCTCCCCGCAGGAGACCGACCTGCTCGACCTGCTGACCACCGTCATCGCCGACTGCCGCGAGCGCCTGCACGACATCAGCGTCGAACAGCGGTCGCGCGTCGTCGCGGATCCGGGCGAGACGACACCACGGGAGTGCGCGACGCCTGCCGCCGCATGCGACGACGACATCGCCGACGACGAGGCGTGCACCATCCCGGAGACCACCGTGTTCGCGTACGACGCCAAGCAGGGTCGCTGCCGCTCCTTCCGTTTCGGCGGCATGCTCGACACGGCGGCCGCGTGCGCGCAGGCGAACCGTGACGGCTACCTGGCCGGTCTTAAGGACGTGCGCGATCTCATCGACGGGATGATCGCCGATCACGACGAGGACACGGACGGGGGCGACGAGGCGTGCACGGACGAAGGGGGTGTCTGATGGAACAGGTCCTGCATATCAGCGCCGAACCCATCTCGCTGCGCGTCAAGGACGCCGCCCGCTACATGGGCGTCAAGGACCCCGACTACGTGCGCGCCCTCGTCGACCAGGGCTACCTGCGCGCGCGGCGCGCACCCGGCACCAAGACGCTGCTCATATCCGTCCAATCCATCCACGACTACCTAGGAGACCGAAGATGACCACCCGCAACCACACCGACCACACCGACGGCCCGATCACGGAGCCGGCTCCCACCCGTCCGGCGCGTCTGCTTGCCGTGCTCAGCGTCCCCGCCGCCATCGCATCGTTCCTCTACGTGGCATGCGGCGTCGGATTCTACCGCGCGCCGTGGGGATACACGATCGCATGGCTCACGCTCATCGCGTCCCTCGCCTACGGACTGCCCATGCTCGACGTGACCATCGACACCGTCGCCGGCGCCTGCAATCGCGTCAAGCGCGGCATACTCCGTGCGAAACGGGCGCTCGCGGGCGTGCTCCGACATAAGTCTTCCGCGACCATGCCTCAGGTGCGTGTGGTGCGCGGGACGGCAAAGGCCAAGCCGTAAACACCAGATAACCGAAAACAGCGGCCGTCAATGAGTACACCGGCGGCCGCACGGGGCCGTGCAAGAGCCCCATCCGCATACCGCCGCGGCTTCTCTCTACTTTCCCCGGCGGCGGGATGCGTGGTGGAGGAGGGTGCGATTCCCTCCCGGCCCACTGCGGACGCGTCAACGTCACCCACGGCCGATGATAGCCCGGCGCGTGGGAGCGATGGGTGCGCGACGGTGCCAATCCCGCCCCGTCCCTCACGCGGGGATACTCCACGCACCCAGCGCGTCCGCACCACACACATTCGAGCAAAGGAGAGCACATGGCGGGGGAGACCATCATCACCGTCGTCGGCAACCTGACGCGCGACCCTGAACTGCGCACCGTCGGCAGTGGCTCGACGGTCGTCAACTTCACGATCGCCTCGTCGACGCGCACGTTCAACCGGGGCACCAACCAGTGGGAGGACGGCGACACGCTGTTCCTCAACTGCTCGGCATGGGACTCGCAGCATACGGCGCTCGCGAGCAACATCGCGCACAGCCTGTCCAAGGGCATGTCCGTCATCGCTCAGGGTCGTCTGACGCAGCGTTCGTATCAGGCTCAGGACGGCTCGCAGCGCACCGTCGTCGAACTGCGCGTCGAGGACATCGGTCCTTCGCTGCGGCGCGCGACCGCGCAGGTGAACCGCCAGGGCGCGAACGGATGAGCGCCGTATCAGGGCGGCGCCACACGTTCGGCGTCGTCGGCGGTGTCGGATCCGTGGGCCGACGACAACGGTGACGGGTTCGGTACGGCGTTCGGTGCCCGCGCCGACGCAGACGACTTCTAAGGAGGTGGCGTTGATGGTTGCCAGAATGCACCAGCCGAACATCCGGCTGACGACGCAGCAGCGCGCCGAAGCGGTGCATCAGTGGCGCAGGAAGCACGAGTGGGCGAAGCGGCTCAACCCGTACAAGCTGCTGCGCAAGCATCCCGAGATGAGCGTCGCGGACGCGTTCGAGCAGCTGCGCGACGAGAGCGACATCGAGCTGATGCGGCTACGCGAACGCCTGCACATCGGCGCCGGCACGACCGACGACGAGCACGACGAGGCATGCGAGGGCGCGGAGGAGACGCAGACGGGACCGTCGCCCGCGCACCGCCTGTACCGCACCGCCTACGGCCGGCTCGAGGCATACGAGCAGGCGCAGCTGCGCATGCTGCTCGACGCCGCCGGCGCCGCCGACGTGGCGCGCGCGCTCATGGACAACCCGCGCCGCTGCGCCAACGAACTGCTCGCGCTCGCGGACCGGAAGCCGGTGGATCTCGAACACGACTGGCTCGACATGCTGCCCGCCGACCGCACGCCAAGACGCCATCCGTCTCCCGTGGGCGCCTTCCTCGCCGACCTGCGCGCCCATGAGGGCAAGTGGCGCATGTGGGGCAGGCCCGACACGCGCGGCATGGCGCTCACCGTCGCGCAGGAGCTGCGCGCACGCGCCGGCGCCGGCTTCCATGTCGCCCTACGCGTCATCGACGAGGACGGCCACACGGCCGTGTTCGCCTCCTGGCATCCCAAGGAACGGCCATGAGCGGGCGCGTGACGATCGGCGTCGACGTGCCCAAGGCATGGCTGCTCAGGGCCAACGGCGGACAGGGGAACGTGTACGCGAACGCGCAGCGCGCCAAGCACCTGCGCCACGCCGGCTACGTCGCCGGCCGCGACTGGCTCGCCCGACATCGCGCATGGAGGCGCGACCTGCGCGTGGACGTGGAATACGAGATGCACTATCCACGCCGCCCGCCGCGCGCCGATCCCGACAACCTCGCACCCACCGTCAAACACCTCGTCGACGGCCTGACCGACGCCGGAATGTGGGCCGACGACGACTACACCCACCTGCGCCGACGCACCTACACGATGGGCACGCCCACCCGCCGCGCCGGCGTATGGCGCATCGACATCCACATCACACCAGCCAAGGAGCAATCATGAGCCAGCAGAAGGGCTACGCACGCCTGAGCAACGACCTGTGGCGCTCGCCAACCGCGATGAAGATGCTCGCGGTCAACCCCGCCGCGCTCGCGTACTACATCGCCGCGATCAGCTACGCCTCCGACAACTTGACCGACGGCCGCCTCGACGAGACCGTCGTGCGCTACGTGCTGCGCGTGCCCGACGACGTCATCGACTACCTCGTCGACGAAGGTAAATGGGAACCCGCCGCCGACGGCGGCTGGATGATCCACAACTATGCCAAATGGCAGAACAGCCGCGCCGACATCGAGGCCGCACGCGCCAAGGACCGCGAACGCAAGACCCGCAGACCCGCCACGACACCCACCAAAAAGGATTCCGAACGGAATCCGCACGGAATCCAACCGGACGCCGACGTGAATCCGACCACTCCTTTTAACCAAAACCAAAACCAAAACCAAAACCAAAACACTTCCTCTCACGAGGAAGTAGGGGAGGCACGCGCGAGCGCGCCCGCCACCGCCGCCGCGGAGACGAGAAGCGAAAGCGAACTGATCGACGTGTGGGAGCCCGACGCGTCCTGCATCGCCTACGCCGACGAGCTCGAGCGCGCCGGGCATCCCAGAGTCGACCTGGGCGCGCTCGCCACCCGCTTCCGCCGCAAACTGCACGCCCGAGGACTGGCCGCCTACAAGCTGCGAGCCACACCCAAAGCCCTGAGTGCGGAGTTCTGCACGTGGATCGACACCGAAGTCACGATCCTCACCCAACAGCCCAAACCCGCCGCACAGCCGACCCGCCACATGGCCGAGTCGTCCGCGCACCGGCACACATGGGACTGCGACCACGTGCAGGCCCGCATGAGCCCGCACGAAGCCGACTACGACCACGAACGACACGGATGGGGCGCATCCGACTGGATGACCGCCTGCGCCGCCGAAGCCGATCGTCTCAACCAAGCCGAAGGCCTCACCGACCCGACCGACGAACCCGAACACGCAGCGCTCGCGGAAGGGGGCGCCGCATGAGCCCGCTCTTCGCGTTCTGCCTCGGCGGCCTGACCGCCTGCACGCTCATGCGCATCGCCATCAGCATCACCCACGGCATCCAAGACCACCGCGAGCGCCGCCGCGATGAGCGTCGAGACGGGACGGGGCCGCGATGAACATCCTCGCCGTCCTCACCGTCATCCTCGCCGCCCTCACCGCGCTCGCGATCTGGGCCGGATGGCACGACTTCTAACCACTTCCCGAAAGGAACCACCAATGGCCACGAACGTCACCGAACGCGTCGCCACCCTCGAGGACGTGCTCGCCACGCTGCGCACGCGGATCGCGCACATCAGCGAAACCATCGCCGCCGACCCGCACGCCGACCACGACACGCTCGTCTACACGGCCGGCAAACTCGCCGCCCTCGCCGACGCGAGCGCCACAGTAGGCGAGATGCTCGCCGCCCTATGGGACACCACGCCCGGAGCGCATGCATGAAAGACATCGCCGCGCTCGCGATCCTGTGCGCCGCCATGCTGCTCGTCAGCTGGTGGAGCGACGCCCACCACTTCTAGATCCAGATCAGAACAAACGTTCGAACACGCACATGAAGGAGACCATCATGAACGAACCCGCCGTCTACGCCTTCCACGGCGCCACGGTCCGCATCCACACGGACGGCGACACCGTCGAATACTGCGCCCGCGACATCGCCGGCGCACTCGGATACGCGAATCCGAACGACGCGATACGACGCCACTGCAAGGGTATCGTGAAACGCTACCCCCTTGAGACAGCCGGGGGAACACAGGAGATGGCGTTCATCGGCGAGGGCGACGTGTACCGCCTGATCGTCTCGAGCCAACTGCCCGCGGCGGTCGAATTCGAACACTGGCTGTTCGACGAGGTCGTCCCCACCATCCGACGCACCGGCGGCTACATCCCAGTCAAGGCGGACGACGACGAGAAAAGCATCCTCGCCCGCGCCGTCCTCATCGCCCAGTCCGCGCTCGCGGACAAGGACCGCATCATCGCATCGCAACGCATGCGCATCGCGCAGACCGAACCGTTGGCCATGGCCGCGCAGGCATTGTGCGACACGAATGGCAGCATGAGCATCACCGACGCCGCCCGGCACTTCATGCAGCTCGACCGCACCATGTGCCGCAACCATGTCATCAGGCTGCTGCGCGCCGCCGGCTACCTCGAGCAGCGCACCCTCGCGCCCACGCGCAAGGCCATCGACCCCGGCTACCTCAAACCGATCGTCGGCAAACGCCACGACGGACGCCTGAGCAGACAATACGCGCACTTCACCACCAAAGGCCTCGGATGGTTCATCCAACGATTCATCTACGGCAACGCCCAAGGCGTCCTCGCCGGCACGGACAAGGAGCACTGACCATGACCACCAAGACGCAGATCGACCGCATCCTCAAAGCACACGCCAACAACATCCCGGCCGCACAGATCGCCGCACGCCTCGTCATCAGCGTCGCCGAAGTCAGCGACGTCATACGCACGGGCGGCCACACGCCACCACCCAAACCGGCCCCGCCAACCTTCAGCGACGTCCCGCTGTGGGAATGAGAAGGGAGAAGCCATGCCCGACGACCCGCTCAATGCCGCGCTCGCGGAAATCACCAACCTGTTCACCCGACGCCAGAAAGCGCTCGACCCGTGGACCAGCGACCACTACGACTACGACGACGGTTACACATCAGGCCTCGCGCAGGCCATCGCCATCATCGAAGCCCACCCGAACGCACACGACAAGGAGACCAAATCATGACCGACGCACCCAACACCCGCGTCTACGACGCACACACCGTGGCACAGACGATCCTCGCCGACCTAAATGCAGACGCACACTCGATCCTCGAGCAGCTCGTCGCCGACAGAATCAGCTGCGGCATGTGCGAAGGCACCGACGACATCGTCAGCGAGACAGTGACCGGATACGACTTCGACGATTGCGGCAACCGCAGGATGCGCGTCGAAGCCTACGACGCCAAAACGCAGACCATCGCGATCATCGACATCACCGACATCGTGGACACAATCCTCGACCTCACGCAAAACATATACGCCGCCCGGCTCAAGGATCTCGCTACCCGCTATGACCTTTTTCACCACCGCGGCATCTACGCCGACGAGGTCGAAGCATAAAGAAAGCCCCATCATCCTTCCGGAATCAAGGGCGACAGAACCACCATCCATGATACCGGAAGGACAACCGCATGCAGCCAGACACAACCCGCATCCGCCACGACATCCACGACCTGCGGGAACAGACGATCACACTCGACGCGCTCGCGACCCGACGCATCAGAGTCCGCCACGCCGGCACGCATGCACGCATGAGCAGCGCGCCCACACCGCTCAACCTGCCCGCCGCCGACCTGCTCGACCAGATCCACGCCCTCGCACGCCGCCTCGCCGGCGCCGCCGGCCTGCGCTACGGCAGGCGCATGGACGCGCACGACATGCTCAAGGGCCTCGACCGGACCGAGCCATGCGAGACGCTCGCAGCCCGCGCCGACGCATGGGACATCATCCGCCTGATCGACGACGCCACCTGGCACGCCCAGCAGCTCACCGAACCAGACCCCAGCCACCGCTGCATCGGCATATGCCCACGCTGCGGCGCCGGCGCATGGATCCCAGAAACCCAGCCAATCACTGGAGACTACCGCTGCCCAGAATGCGGACACCTCGCCGCGCTCGCCGGCATCACCCAAGCACACGAACTCCGCCTGCTCACCTCGGGAACCGTCGGCACCGCAGCCGACCTGTGCCGACTGCTGACCGCATGCGGCATCGCCATCAAGCGCAACACCATCACCCAATGGCGCAAACGCCGCCGCCTCACACCACTCGGCCAAGACGAACACGGGCATCCCGTGTACGCGCTCGCGGACATCCTGCTGCTGCGCCGCGCGGTTGACAGATCGGACTGTCACCGCTAGGGTTACTAGTATTGCGCGACGCGTGTAGCTGAGCGCGAGGTACGGCCTCGGACGGTGTGGACTGTCCGGGGCCGTGAACGTATCGGGGGAGCGGATCATGGGACGAGCCAATCCACGCAGCGCGAACGGGCATCGCCGCCGGCAGCTCAGGCAGCGCGTGCTCGCCGCGTACGACACATGCGCGATCTGCGGACAGCCGGTCGACAAGACACTGCGCTCGCCGCATCCGATGAGCGCCGAGGTCGACGAGATCATCCCGGTGTCGCGCGGCGGCGACCCGCTCGCATGGGACAACGTCAGGCTCACGCACCGACGCTGCAACCGACTCAAGAGCAACAAGAGCGACGACTACGCGCGCGCCAGGCTCGAGCAGCGGCCGCTACCACAGGCGGCGTCGCTGCCATTGCACGCGAGCGCATGGTGACGTCGGCCGACGCCGGCCCGGCCGGCGGATGGTGGGGAGGGTACCCCCGGCGGCCTCGGAAGGGCCACCTCGTGTGCAGTGCCGATATATTCACAGGGATCCGGTAAAAAGTCAGGCTGACGTTTTGGAAACGTAAGGAGCCGTCATGAAGTGCGTGATCTGCGGCAAGGAGTTCTCCGCGTCCGCGCACGCGCGCCGCAAACCCAAGTACTGTTCCGCCGCGTGCAAACAGAAGGCCTACGAGCTGCGCAAGAAGATCGGCGCGAAGCCCGATGTCAAGCGGGCGAGGAAGAAGGTGACGGTCCCGGTCTCCAGCGGCGTCGACGCCGAACTGGACAAGGACACGTTCGAGCGGATGCGGGACGGCGCGCTTATCGACACATTGCGATTCAACCGCGACGTGCTGCAGCAGGCGCTTGGCAATCCGGATACCCCCGCAAGCGCGCTCGCGGCGATCAGCAAGCAGCTGATCGACGTATGCAAACAAATAGAGGATCTGGAAGCGGACGACGGCGACATGCTGCCGGCCAGTGAGGAGCTGAACGATGACGCAATCCTCACCGACCTCATCTGAGCCACGCCTGAGCGAACTCGCCAAGCATCTGAAATACCCCGACGGCATCGTGCGCTCCGACTGGAACGCGATCAGCCGCCTCGCCGCGAAATGCGGCATCACGTTCGACCGATGGCAGGCCGGCCTCGGCACGCTGCTGTTCGGCAAGACAAAGGACGGACAGTATGCGGCCGGCACCGGCGGCGCGGCGATGAGCCTATGCCGCCAGGTCGGCAAGACGTTCCTGATCGGCAACAGCGTCAACATGATGTGCATCCTCAAGCCGAACACAACGGTGCTGTGGACCGCGCACCGGACGCGCACCGCCGGCGAGACGTTCCGCCACATGCAGGCCCTCGCCCAGAACAAGGCGGTCGCGCGCCACATCCGCACAGTCTCGCGCGGAGCCGGCAAGGAGGCCATCGAGTTCACCAACGGTTCGCGTATCCTCTTCGGCGCTCGCGAGCAGGGGTTCGGCAGAGGCTTCGACGCGATCGATGTGGAGATCTTCGACGAGGCGCAGATCCTCACGGAGAAGGCGCTCGAGGACATGGTGCCCGCCGTGAACGCCGCGCCGAACGGCCTGATCGTCTACATGGGCACGCCACCACGCCCGAACGACCCGAGCGAGGTGTTCGCGCGCTTGCGACGCGAGGCATTGTCCGGCGAGCGCGGCCTCATGTGGTGCGAGTTCGGCGCGGACGACGGCGTCAAGGACCTCGACGACCACGAGCAATGGCGTAGGGCCAATCCGAGCTATCCGCGACGTACGAGCGAGAACAGCATCCTGCGTCTGCGCCGCCAGCTGTCCGACGACGCGTTCCGGCGCGAGGCGTTGGGAGTGTGGGACAAGACCGACATCGCCCACGCCATCGACCCACAGCAGTGGGAGCAGGCCGGCGTCAGCGAGCGGCGCGACGGCGGGGCGGTCTCGTTCGCGGTCGACATGCCGCCGGACCGTGCGAGCGTGGCTATCGGCGCGTGCATGCGGTATGCGGACAAGACCGCCCACATCGAACTCGCACGCTTCGAGAGCACCGGACGGAACGGCCTCGCATGGGCGGTCGACTGGATCGCCGAACGATGGGCCCGCACCTGCACCGTCGTCATCGACGCCCAATCACCGGCCACCGTGCTCGTGCAGGACCTCAAGGCCCGCGGCGTACGTGTCACGTTGACCAACTCCACCGATATGGGGCAGGCATGCGGCCGGTTCGTCGATATGTTGCGTGACGGCACACTGCACCACCTGCAAGGCCAGGAAGCGCTCGACATCGCCGTCAGGGGCGCCACGAAACGCAACATCGGACAATCCGGAGCGTTCGGCTGGAACAAACGCACCGCCGACGTGGACATCAGCCCGCTCGTCGCCGTCACGCTCGCACTGCACGGGGCGTGCACCACACACCGCAACCCGCTCGAGACCAGAAGGGTGATACGACTGCCATGAGCTTGACCTTCCCCAACACGATCAGCGGACTGGACTCCGACGAGCGCAGGCTCTACCGCACGCTCCTGCGCCGTCTGACCGCCAAATGCAAACGCAACCGGCTGCGCCGCGCCTACATGGACGGCCGCAACGAACTGCACGACATCGGCTACGCGTTGCCGCCCGTCGCCGCCGACATCGACATCGTCGTCGGCTGGCCCGCCAAAGCCGTCGAGGGACTCGCGAACCGCGTCGTCATGGACGGGCTGCAATCCGAATCCGGCGACGACCTGACCGAGCGCGTGCGGTCCATCATGGACGTCAACGACCTGATGGCCGTCGCCGACAGCGTGCACACCGACGCGCTCGTGCACTCCTGTTCCTTCGTCGCCGTCCTCGCCGGCGACACGGATCTGGGAGAGCCGGACGTGATCGTCCAGGAATTCACCGCGGACGTGGCCACCGGCATCTGGGACAAGCGCCGCCACCGGCTCGAAAGCGCGCTCCTGTTCGACGTGTCCGACGACTACAAGCACATCGACTGCGCCTATCTGATGCGCTACGGCATGACCATCACCATCGAACACGACCGCACCGGCTGGCACGTCGCCGATCGCTACGAGGACGACGCGGAGCGCATCCCGTGCGAACTGTTCGCCTACAAGCCCGACGAGCGCCGACCGTTCGGACGCAGCCGCATCGACCGCGCCGTCATGAGCCTGACCGACAGTGCCGTGCGCACGTTCCTCCGAAGCGAGATGCAGGCCGAGCTCTACTCGGTGCCGCCCCGCTACATCCTGGGCGCGAGCGAGGAGATGTTCTCCGACGAGGACGGCAACCCGATCCCGCGCTGGCGGCTCATGCTCGACCAGATGCTCATCCTGCCGCGCGACTCCTCATCCGGCGAAGTGCCGCAGGTCGGCCAGTTCACCCAGTACAGCTTCGAGCCGCACAGCGCGCAGCTGAGGCAGACCGCGACGATGTTCGCGTCCGCCACGAGCCTGCCGCCGGACGCGATGGGCGTGCTCACCGACAACCCCAGCTCGGCCGAGGCGATCGACAAGGCCACCAAGGAGCTTTGCCTGCTCGCCGAGAAATGCCACCGATGGTTCGGCAACCCGTGGCGTCACGTCATCGACCGCGCACAGCGGGCCGCCGGTGACGGCGACGTGCAGGCCGTGCGCCCCCAATGGCGCAACCCGTCGACGCCGAGCCGGGCGGCCGCAGCGGACGCCGCGGTCAAGCTCGTGCAGGCCAACATCCTGCCCGCCGACTCCGAGGTCACCTACGACATGCTCGACCTGAGCGACGAACAACGCAGGATACTGCGCACCGAACAACGCCGCAAAGCGGCCGAAGCGGCCATCGAACGGCTCTCCACGCAAGGGGCGCATGAGACTGGCTCCATAAGCGACAAGCCGACGGGAGCCGAGGACGCCTAGAAGGGAGACCGGACATGCCTGGACTCGCGTGGGACAGTCCGGTCTCCGACGATTTCCAAAACAAGCTCGACGCGGCGTATGAGCAATACCGCGCAGACGTTGCCAAGCTCCAACAGGGCGCCCGCGCGGACGCCGCCGCGATCTGGACTGACGATTTCACCTTCCCCGACGCAGAGGCACGCCATGAGGAGCTACGCAACATGCTCGACCGATACGCCGATCGGGCCAACGTGCTCGGTCAGCGCTACTACGATACGGTGCGCACGCTCACCGAACAGGAATACGGGATACTGCTTCCTCCGCAGGGTCCTATCGATGCCGCGTCCTCCGACCGCCTCATCTGGCAATTGGCCGGCGGTTCGAACCACACCGACTATCCCGGACTGCACCTGCCGGACGTGATACCGGACGCGGACGGCAACGTGCACAACGACTACGGACTGCGCCTCGAGGATCTTTTCCCCAAAAGCGACAATCTGAACGATTGGCTGGGATACATCGACCGATGGTGCATGTCAGGCACACGCATGGGCATCGAGAATTGCGTCAGCAACGACACGTCGAACCCGCGATGGGCGCGAGTTCCCAAAGGCAAGACGTGCGAGTTCTGCATCATGCTCGCCAGCCGCGGCTATGTGTACTGGAACAAGGAGACCGCGTCACTTGGAGGCTCGTTCCACGATGGAGCATGCGACTGTGCCGTCGTTCCCAGCTGGGTCGCATCCAAGATAAGGGGATATGACCCAGAACAGCTCAGACAACGATGGCAGGCCTGTGCGGATACTGTGGCAGGCCTCACCACGAAAGAGGGATATGCCAGCTACGTGCAGGCGTTCGTTGCGGACGGACGACACTCGGAACCGCTCTCGTACGACCATTGGAAACGCAACATCGAACTCGCCGAAGCTCGGTGGCGCGATCGCACATGGCTCAACGGGGGACCTGAACCGCCAATCACGTTTGCAACCGAGAAACTCCGCGAGGAAACGGAAAGAGCGCGACCGCAGGAGATACGCACGGCACAAAGACTCCGCAAACACGGTGTCATCCCAGCCTTCCAAATTGACTCCCGGCCTGTTATCAATCCCGACACCGGAATAGAAGAGTCAGTGGGATTGCCTGATTGGGCTGGAGGGGTTGAGATCAAGACCCCTGACAAGGCCAAAGCATTCCGATCTATCGATGGATATCTGGGAAGCGCAGCTAAGAAAGAAGACTGCAAACGTCTGATTATCGACAACACCGAAAATCCGAACATGAGCGACGACACACTCATTGAATACATCCATCAGAGCAACAGGTTCAAAAGAGGAATGATCTACATCCTCGATAAGAAGCAATCCCTCCTACGAATCAGATAGGCGTCTCAGAAGCTACCAAAATGGCGGCAACCGGGACGCCTATTACCTTCATCATAACACGCTACGGCCTTGGGCCGTATCTATACGGTGGATTGCCGCAGTAGCCGACCGGAGCCGACTGTAAATCGGCCGCCATTGAGCCGCGCAGGTGCAAATCCTGCATCCACCACTCATCGCGGACCCCGCACGCCGCGTCGCTAACCGTGCGCACCAATAGCAAAGGAAACAGCAATGCCGAAACTGCACAACCCCGACCTCTGGCCGCAGTCCGATCCGCACCCGTACCGCACCATCGACTCGGGCTCCGAGGGCGGCTCGTCCGACCCCGAGGCGAAGGATCCGCCGCATGGCAATCCTGATGGCGGACGCGGCAAGGACGATCCGGGGACGTCCAAGGAGTTCAGCCACGCGCTGGCCAAACGCGTAGCCGAGATCGAGCAGAAGTACGAGGCCAAGCTCAAGGACTACGAGCAGCTCAAGAAGAAGGCGGACGCCTACGACGAGCAGCAGGAGTCAGGCAAGTCCGACATGGACAAGCTCAACGAACGGCTCGCCGCGATCGAAGCGGAACGCGACAAGCTCGCCGCCGAGAAGCAGCGCCACGAACTCGTCGCCCGCGTCGCCAAGGAGACCGGTCTGCCATCGGACGTGCTCGCCATGCTCTCCGCAGACGACGAGGAAAGCCTCAAGGCCGCGGCCGAGACACTCAAGGAACAGTTCGGCAAAACGGGCCGCAGGGGCGCGCCGCCGGCCGGCCACTCCGACGGGCGCACGCCCAAGGACGACCGGCACGGCATGGACCTGCTGCGCGACGCCTACAGCAACTGACTAACGAAAGGAAGCCATCATGGCCATCACATTGACGGAGGCGGCGAAACTGTCGACCACCGACCTGCAGAAGGGCGTCCTCGAGACGTTCGTGCAGACATCCCCTGTCCTCGACCGCCTCCCGATGCTCGAGATCGAGGGCAACGCCTACGCATACAACTCCGAGGCGACCCTACCGGGCGTGGAATTCCGCGCGGTCAACGGATCCTACTCCGAATCCACGGGCACCGTCAACCAGAAGAGCGAGACCCTCGCGATCCTGGGCGGCGACGCGGACGTGGACCGCTTCATCCAGCAGACCCGCTCCAACCTCAACGACCAGCGCGCCACCCAGACCGCGATGAAGGTCAAGGCGATCAGCTACAAGTTCCAGGACACGTTCATCAACGGCGACTCGTCCACCGACACGAACAGCTTCGACGGGCTGAAGAAGCGCCTGACCGGCAACCAGGTCATCGACGCCGCCACGAACGGCCTGCCCGTCGTGGGCAGCTCAAACGCGGACATCCACACGTTCCTCGACAAGCTCGACGAACTGCTCGCCGCCGTGCCCGGCATCAACGGCACGAACGGCGCGATCTACGCGAACGCGAAGATCATCCGCAAGATCGCGTCCGCACTGCGCCATGTGGGCCTGGACACGGTGCTCATGGAGGACATCACCGGCAAACGTGCCATCCAGTGGAACGGCATCCCGATCCTCGATCTGGGCACAACCGCCGCATCCTCGCCCGTCGACATCCTGCCATTGACAGAGACGCAGGGCACCTCCCACGAATCCTCCTCCATCTACGCCGTCAAGTTCGGCGCGGACGAGGGCGATCAGGCCGTCACCGGTCTGACCAACGGCGGCGTGCAGGTCGAGGACCTCGGCCAGCTGCAGAGCAAGCCAGCCTACCGCACGCGCATCGAGTTCTACTGCGGACTGGCCGTGTTCGGCGGCAAGGCCGCGGCACGCCTGAAGGGAGTGCTCAATGGCTAGGAAGACCGAGGATCCGGCCGTGCAGCCATCGGACGCCGGTCGCATCGAGGTGTTCGAGGTTGACTGTCCCGACGGCGTGCGACGCCGCGTGACGCGCAACATCGACACCGGCGAGCAGACCGTCGCACCCGTCGACGAATAGGGGGCGTCATGAGCCTCGATAATGGGGCGTTCGCCACTGTGGACGAGCTCGAAGCCGGCTGGCATCCACTGCTCGATGCGGAACGGGCCCGCGCCGGCATACTGCTGGAGCGGGCCTCGCGCCTGATACGGGCGCAATGCCCAAGCTGGCTACGGGCGGAGGAAGTGAATCCAGGCATCTGCGCCGACGTCTGCTGCGCGATGACGCAACGGGCCATGGCCACCTCGGGCGCTGACATCCCTGACGGCGTCAGGCAGATGAGCCAGACCACCGGCTCGTTCCAGGATTCGTGGACGTTCGACAACCCAAGCGGCGACCTCTATCTGCGTGACGAGGAGCGGCGCGCGCTCAACCCACGGCGCGGGCGCGCGTTCACCATCACCTACGCACACAGTCGTGTCGAATAATGAGACGAAAACGTTCACGAAATAGTGCTAGCACATTGACAAATATGCGTGACTACGCTACGCGAATCGGGGAGGTTTCGGCATGATCCCATCGGACTACGAGACCGTCACCGTGCGCCGCAGCAGCTCACGCATGGTCGACGGGCGGCGTGTCGCCGGCGAGCCCGAGCCCGTCGGGCAGATCGGCGTGCTCGTCGCACCGGTCACGCGCGAATGGTTGACGCAGACGGGCCGGGTCACGCTCAGATCCGGTGTCGACCTGTACCGGCGCGGCCATGCTGTGCTCGACATGCGCGAGGGCGACCTCGTCGACGTGCGCGGCGAGACGATGGTCGTCACCGGCTCGCCCATGCAATGGCGGCGCGGCGACCGCGTCATCGGCTGGCAATGGCACTGCGAACGCAAGGAGGACACCATATGAGCCGTACACGGGTGAAGGTCGTACTCAACCGCGAATCCGTACGAGAGCAGCTGCTGCACAACCGGCAGCTGCTCGACGAGGTGCAAAGTAAGGTCGAAGGCATGGCCAACGTGCATCCAGCCATCAAGGTGTACCGCAACACGGACAGGGGACGCGGCAACATCGTCGCCACGATCCCGATGTCGGTCGAGGACGCGCACCGCGGCCTGATGGCCGACATGCTCGGCAAGGTGCGCATATGACGCCGCGTCTGATCGGAGAGGACCCATCGAAGCGGATCCTCGCCCTCGTCACGGCAGCGATCGGCCCGGTGCCCGCCGGATACGACATGCCGCCGGCCGACACGCAGGGACGACGCGTGTTCCTGACCCTGTCTGCCGGTGCGATGCGCACGCTCGCCAGCCAACGCTTCACGCTCACGCTCAGCGCCTACGCGCACCATCCACACGGCCACTGCGACCACGCGCAGGCCGTCTCCCTGTGGAGACGCGGCGTCGACGCGATCCTCGCTGGTCGCACGCTCTACCCGCTCGTCGACGCCCAAGTGCAGTCGGGGCCCATCGACGCCCACGATGGCGCATTGGACGTCGACTACGTCTACGGAGCCGTCCTGCTGGACGTCGCCGCGACCATCACAACCCCAACCACAACAAACCCAACCCACTGAACCCACTGATGGAAGGACATCATCATGGCAGACACCACAGGCTTGGAGACGTCGCTGCTCGCCGCAGGCGCGACCGGACTCGAATTCGTCTCCGACGGCAACAACGCCGCCCTCGTCGGCCTCATCAAAGAGAGCGCGATCTTCAAGTTCGGCCTCGAGGAATCCGTCGGCACCCTCAACGGAAACTGGCGGCCCACGCCCGGCAAGCAGCCCTTCGGCTACATGTCCGAGGACGGCATCACCATCCACGCCGAAGCCGGCGACGACACCGACCTCAAGGGCCACAACGGCGACAGCGTCGTGAGCATGACCACCGGCTCCTATTGGACCGTGCAGCTCAGCGCCCTCGAATCCAAGAAGGAGGTCATCGAAACCTACTTCGACACCAAGGTCGCCGCCGACGGGTCGATCACGCTCACCAGCGCCGAGGTCAACTCCTACGCCCAGTACGTGATCGCCGGCATGACCCAGTCCGGACACCTCATCGTCCTGCACCTGCCCAAGCTCAAGGTCTCCGAACGCGACGACATCACCTGGACCGTCTCCGACCTGCAGGCGTTCAACATGACCTTCCGCGCATTCAAGGGCGACGGCAACGCCCCCTACATGATGAAGGCATGGGGCTTCGCACAGGACACCGACTGAACCACCACCGCCACGGCGGCCGACGGCCCTACACCGTCGGCCGCCCACACCCACGCACCACATCTGAAAGGACCCATGACCCGATGAGCGACACGACCTACCTCGACCTGACCCCCACCGACACCGTCGACGACCACGACGCCACACCCGTCCACATCCAATACGGCACCGTGAAGATGGACCTGCCCCGCCTCGACGACAGCACCCACCTGCCCACCGCCGTCATCATCGTCAGCATGCAGGTCGTCTCCACCGGATGGGACAACCTCGACTACGAGGACAAGATCCGCGTCATGGCCACCATCCTCGCATGGCTCACCAGCAAATACCCACGCCTCGAACGCGAACTCGACACCAAAAGCGGTGACAAACTCGCCGACCTCGGCCGCATCATCGGCGCATGGGCCGACGCCACGAAGGACCTCGACCCAAAAGCCTGACCCTCCTAGACCTATGGCTCAACCACCACTGGGCCCTGCAACACGACTGGATGCGCGCATGGCACGAACGCCTCGACCTCAAACGCACCCCGCTGTACGTCGCATGGCCCATGCTGCGCGAAATCCTCAAGGACCGCGCCACCTCCCACAGCTACGCCGCACTCGCCTCGATGGGCTGGATGCCAGCCGACGCCGACCGCACCCTGTGGGCGTTGAGCCAATCCGGCAGCAAGACACGCACGACGCCGCCATGGATGCGACCCGACCCGCTCACCTCGAAACCCACGACGCGACCGCACCATGACATGCGCCTGCGCGGCATGCTCGCCGACCGCCTCGGACTGAACGAATAACCCAACCACGACCGCAAAAGGGGGATGAGCAATGGCACAGGAACTCGGCACCGGCTACATCATCATCAGCCCCAGCACCAAAGGCCTGGGCAAGGCCATCGAAGGCGACATCAGCCAGTCCGTGGACAAGGCCAACACCGCCAGCTCCAAAAGCATCCTTAAAACCATGGGAGGCGCCCTCGGCAAGGTCGGCAAGATCGGCGTCGCCGGCGTCAGCGCCATCGGCGGCGCCATCGTGGGACTGGCCGCCAAGGGCGGCTTCGACCGCGCCCTGAACGTCGAACGCGCCCAGACCAAACTCAAGGCACTCGGCCACGACACCAAGAGCGTCGACGCGATCATGAGCGACGCGCTCGCCTCGGTCAAGGGCACGGCTTTCGGCATGGGAGACGCCGCTTCCGCCGCCGCGGGCCTGATCGCGTCGGGCATCAAACAGGGCAAGCAGCTCGAGACCGTCCTGACGACCGTCGGCGACGTCGCCCAGATCAGCGGCCGCTCCTTCACGGAGATCGGCACGATCTTCAACAAGGTCGCCGCCACCGGCAAACTCCAAGGCGACGAGATGCTCCAGCTCATGGAATCCGGCATCCCCGTCCTGCAGTACCTCGCCGACCACTACAAGACCACCGCCGCCGAAGCGCAGAAGATGGTCTCTGACGGCAAGGTGAGCTTCGAGGACTTCGAGACCGCGATGCGCGAACACCTCGGCGGCGCGGCCAAGAACGCCGGCGAATCCTTCGACGGCATGGTCGCCAACGTCAAGGCCGCCCTGTCCCGCCTCGGCGAAGGCTTCGAGACACCGCTGATCGGCAGCCTGACCAAACTCGGCAACAAGATCATCCCCGTCATCGACAAGATCGTCGCCGCCACCAAACCACTGCAGGAGTCCTTCGCCGGCCGCCTCGCCACGGCCGCCGACAAAGCCGGACAGGCCATCGACGCCTTCGCCGCCAAACTCGACGCCGGAGAGGTCTCGCTCGCCGGCATCGCCACACAGCTGGCGACCGCGACCGGCGGCTTCGGCGCGCTCGCCGCGATCGGACCGCATCTTGGCGACGCCATGGGCGCCCTCGACCAACTCGGCGCATCCGGGCAGAAGGCCGCGGGCATGCTCAAACAAGCCGGCAACAACATCGCCCAAGGCATTACCGCCGGCTTCGACGGGGCAAAGACCAGCCTGACCAAATTCGCCGGATACTTCAACTCCGACCTGCGCGACCAATTGCGCCTGAGCGGAGACTTCGGAGCCGACGTCGCCAGCGACGTCGCCAAGGGTCTTACCAACGTCAAAGGCACCATCTCGAACAGCCGTCTCGGAGACGCGGTATCCGCGCTCGCAGGCAACATGAGGAGCGGCTTTTACCGGCTTTCGACGGGCATCGGAGACCAGTTCTCCGTCATCGGCAGGTATTTCAACGCACAGGCGCGCCAGTCGCTCATGCTTGACGGTGATCCGGTGGCGGGCGCCGTGCAGAAGATCTCTGGTGGCATGGGTCGTATATCCGGCTCCATATCTCAAGGATTCTCGAAGGTATCCGGTGTTTTCGGCTCGCTCGCCTCGAAGATTGGGCAGCAGGCGTCCAAGGTGGGTGACGTGTTGGCCCCGTTCGGCGACGCGCTGGGCAAGCTCGGGTCGACCGTCTCCCAGAAGCTGCAGTCAGGCCTGTCCACGGTCGGCGGCGTGCTCGGCAGGTTCTTCAGTCCCGGCAACCTCATGAAGGTCGCCGGCGTCGGTGCGATCGCCGGCGTGTTCGTCGCCGCGTTGGGCGCCATCTCGCAGGGCATGGGAGGACAGCTCGATCAGCTCGTCACGCAGTTGACCGGACAGTTCTCGCACATCCTCGCCGAGGTCGGCAGCTGGGTGCGCGAAAGCCTGCCGACGATGATGCAGGCAGGCGTCGACCTGCTCACCAACCTGCTTCAGGGCGTTCAGTCCACGCTGCCGCTGCTCGTGAGCGTCGCGGGCGCCGCGATCTCGACGCTGTGCGAGGGCATCGCGCAGGCGCTGCCCACGCTCATCCCGATGGGCGTGCAGCTGATCATGGGTCTCATCGAATCGCTCGTCGCGCAGATCCCGATGCTGCTGCAGGCTGGCCTGCAACTGCTGCAGGGACTGGCGGACGGCATCATCGCCGCACTGCCAGTGCTCACGGCGCAGCTGCCGGTCCTCATCCAGACGATCCTCGACGCGGTCTCCACCGGTCTGCCGATGATCCTCGAACAGGGCTCGCAGATCCTGCTCAGCCTCATCAACGGACTTGTTGCCGCGATGCCGCAGCTCGTGGCGATGCTGCCTGTCATCATCGACTCGATCATCAACTTCCTGACGGGCAACCTGCCGCAGATCATCGCCACGGGCGTGCAGGTCCTCGTCGCGCTCGTCAACGGCTTGAGCCAGGCGATCCCGCAGCTCATATCCTACCTGCCGCAGATCATCGCGAGCATCGTGCAGGGCATCGCGTCCAACCTGCCGCAGATCCTCGAAAGCGGCGTGCAGGTCCTCCTCGCGCTCGGCAACGGCCTCGTCCAGGCGATCCCGCAGCTGCTGGGCATGATTCCTCAGATCATCACCGGCATCAAGGACGCGTTCACGAGCGTGGACTGGGGCGAGATCGGCCGCAACCTGCTCGAGGGCATCAAGAACGGCATCATGGGCGCGGCCGGATCATTGTGGGAGGGTGCGAAGAGCGCCGTCGGCGGCATGGTCGACAAGGTCAAGGGCTGGCTCGGCATCCACTCGCCGTCCACGCTGATGGACCAGCAGGTCGGCCAGATGATCGGCGAGGGCATCGCCCAGGGCATCACCAACAGCGAGGGCTCCACGACCGGCGCCGCCGCAGGCATGGTCGAAAGCCTCACGGCCGGCTTCGACGGCGCGAAGACCATGGTCGCCGACCTCGCCTCCCATGTGGGCGAAGTCTGGACGCAGCTGTGGACGAGTCTGAACACGACCGCCACGAGCGCATGGCAGTCGATCAACACGACGATCACGGCCGGCGTGCAGACGATCACGGCGAGCCTGACGGGCGGGTCGACCGGCATCGGCATGGCATGGCAGATGGCATGGCAGTCGCTGACCATGGTCACGCAGCTCGCATGGCAGAACATCGCCATGACCGTCACCACGGGCATGACGCAGGTCGGCGCCGTCATCACGGGCGCGTCCGGCGGCATCACGTCCGCATGGCAGATCGCATGGCAGGGCGTGGCCGCCGTCACCGCGTCCGCATGGGCGGCGATCCGCGCGAGCGTGCAGACGGGCGTGCAGTCCATCGCCGCGCAGATCGGCGCGAGCGGCGTCGCCATCCGCGTCGCATGGCAGAACGCGCAGGCCGGCATGACGCAGATCACGCGCACCGCATGGAACCAGATCCGTGCGAGCGTGCAGACCGGCGTCACTCAGATCAGCATCGCCGTCACCGCAGGCGTCACCCAGACCGCCGTCGCATGGCGCTCCGGATGGAACATGATCAGATCGACCAGCACGAACATCTGGAACGCGGTGCGCATGCAGGCCACGCAGGGCATGACGCAGATCATGCGCGCCGTGCAGAACGGCATCAACCAGGTACGCAACGCATGGAATCAGGGATGGAACGCCCTCCGCTCCGGCTACGGCAACATCTGGAACGGGCTGCGCGCCGGCACCGTCAGCGGTATCAACGGCGTCGTGTCCGCGACCCGCAGCGTCAAATCAGGCATCATGAACGTGTTCAGCGGATGCGACACATGGCTGTACCAGTCGGGCGTGTCCATCATGGACGGCCTCGCTTCCGGCATACGCGCCGGTACGCCCGCCGCGGTCGCCGCAGCGAGGAGCGCCATGGAGCAGGTCAACCGCAACATGCCGCACTCGCCGGCCCCCGAAGGCCCCTTCTCGGGACGTGGCTGGACGCTCTACTCGGGCATGAGCATCATGGAGGCGCTCGGCGACGGCATCACGGCCGCCGCTCCGGACGCCGTGCGCGAGACGGCGCGGGCCATGGGTCTCGTATCCGACGCGCTCGACGTGCACGTGCGCATCCGCCCGACCGTGGACGTGCAGGAGTGGACGTCCGGCATCGCCGGGCTGCTCGGCGACCTGACCGCCCGCGCCGCCATGGACGTGCGCGCCCGACTGCCGGAAACGGCGACGGCGGACGCGACTGCGACGCTCGCCGATTTGTTGGGTGAGCTCATCCGTACGGTGCGCATGCTCGGCCTTGACCTGCCCGGCATCATCGCGTCGAGCACGCCCACGATCTCACGACGCCAGCTCAGGAGGGTCATCGCATGAACACCGTGTGGATCGAACAGGCCGGCAAACGGCTGAGCTTGGACGGCGACGACGGCCTGTACTCGCAGGAGACGCTCGACGTGCGCGGCTACGCGCCAGATACCGGCGTGCAGGCGCGCAGCGTGCTCGTCTCCACGCCGTCACGGCAGGTCGAGGTGGACGTCGCCGCCATCGGCGAACGGCCCATGCTCGACCTGCTGCGCGTGGGTCAGGCGAGCCTGTCCGGCATCACGACGACGCTGCACGTCGACGACCACTACCAGCGCGTCGCCGTCGTCAAGTTCACGGCCGACGAGGTGCGTCCGCGCTATTCGCGAGCCAAACTCGTCCTGCAGCTGCTCGACGGCGTCTGGCTGCGCGACGGCGACACGGTCACCATGCGCACCGGCGACCAAGCCGCGGACGTACAACTCGACCATCCCTACGATTTACCGTACGACTACGGGCGCACCGCCGCGCAGCGGTTTTTGAGGCTGACCGGATCGTCGAGCGCGGACGTGCTGCTGCGCATCCGGCTCATCGGCCCGGCCGCGTCCGCCCCGTCCATGACCATCAACGGCAACGTCTACCGGTACAACGCCACGTTGGCCGCCGGCGAGAGCGTGCTGGTCGACCCGGTGGACCGCACGGCCGTCAAGACCGACGCCAACGGCGGCAGCCATGACGTGTTCGCCGAGTTGGAACGCGGCGACGGACTGGACCGTGGCGAGTATTTCTTCCAGCCGATCCCGTTCGTCGCCGACCGCTCCTATCCGGTCGTGTTCGACGCGGACTGCGACGTCGAGATCACACCCATCTACCGGGAGGTCGGATTATGGTGATACGGCTCGCGCCCGCCATGGTCGTCAGGCACGGAGCCACGCTGCGCGAGATCGTCGACTACGACCTCGATCTGGCGTTCGGCAAGAGCGAGAACAACTTCCAGCTCGACACGCTCCTCGATCTGACGCCGGGGTCGCTCATATGGATCGACGGCAGCGCCTACGGAGGCATCATCGACTCCGTGCGCACCGCCACCGGATCGCATGTGCGCGCCTACAAGGGGCGCACATGGACCGGCATGCTCGACGACCGCGTCGTATGCCCGCCCGCCGGGCAGGACTACTACACGCTCACGGGCGATCTGAGCGCATCCCTGCCGCGTCTGCTGTCCGACTGCACGTTGACTCCGTCGCCGTTCGGCAAGGTCACGGCGCAGACAGGCGTGTCCAAGACATTCCAGGCCGACCGGTACGTCACCCTGTTCGAGGCTTTGGACAAGCTCATGGACGAGATCGGATGGAAGTACGTGTGGGGCATCGACGCGGACACGCCGACGATGCGGTTCATGCCGGCGGTGACGCATGTGGTGGACGCCACCAGCATGGACGCCGAACTCGAGAAGGTGCGGCGCCGCGTCAACCATCTCATCGGCCTTGGCAAGGGCGAGCTCAAGGACCGTGCGGTCGTGCACCGCTACATCGGGGCCGACGGCAAGGTCACCACGCGACAGTACTACTTCGGCGTCGACGAGGTCGAGGCGACCTACGAGCTGAGCGACAAGGACGGTGCGGAGCTCACGCGCGCGGTCGAGGCGAAGCTGCGCGAACTGCAGCAGGTCGACGAGGCCGACATGGACTATCAGGGCGGCGCCGAACGCATCGACGTGGGAGACAGCCTGCTCATGCAGGACGACGACGCCAACATGCGCGTGAGCGCGAAGGTCACCAAGAAGATCGCCCAGGTGCAGGACGGCACCCTGACCGTGTCCGTCTCATGCGACAACACGACGATCACCGCCGCCACCGACCGATAACAAAGGAGCACAGCATGGCCGACTACAACACCCAAGTCCCCGTCAACCTCGTCACCGGCAAAGCCGGCACCCCGCACGTCACCAGCGCCGACATCGGCAGCTTCAACGCGGCTCTGCAGGGCGCTGGACTCATCCGCTACCCGGACGCGAACGGCACCGTCCCCGCCATCACCATGGCCAGCGCGACCAGCGTGACGATCCCGCCGATGAGCGTCCTCGTCGACGGCCGATACGCCCGATGGACGGACGCGAAGGTCCTGTCCATCGACGCCGGCACCGACGGACAAAACAGGATCGACGACATCATCCTGCTCTACGAACGCGACGACTCCACCGGCGTGGAGAAACTCAGCCTCAAGGCCAAGAGGGGCACACCGACCGCGTCGACGCCCACACCGCCCGGATACGACACCTCCGCCAGCATCCTCGCCGGCAGCGCCCACGCACCCGTCGTCCTCGCACGCATCCGTCTGACCGGCACCAGCGTTACCGGCGTCACGATGATGGGCACCGTACGCACCAACCCCATCACCACCGGCATGCGCGTCGCCACCAAGGCGCAACTCGCCCTGCTGCCCGTCACACCCGGCGCCACCGTCTACTGCGACGAGGACGGCCACTGGTACGGCGCCACCGGCCACGACGCCACATGGCGCGACTGGACCCAGCTCACCCTGTCCGCCGGCGCCTCCGGATGGAGCACCGCCTACAGCGCGACCCGCAGCGGCGACATGCTCACCATCAGCCTCAAAACCACCCGCACCGGCGGCGCCACCACACTCAACGCATGGGCCACCGGCGTCGACATCCTCAAACTCCCCGAAGGCTATCGGCCACGCATCAGCGACATCAACGTCCCCGTCATCAACTCAAGACCCTCAAACCCGATCTTCTACCAGATCAACAGCGCATCCATCAGCGTACGCGCCTCCGCCAAAATCAGCATCCCCACCGGCGACTGGATCAGCGCAACCATGAGCTTCCCCGTAGCCTAACTAACGGTCAAAAAAGGAAAGGAACCCGGACATGGCCACCATCCACATCAAACTCAACCACGCCGTCAACGGCGGCACGTCACCCTGTGAAGGCAAGGTGCGCTTCATCCCCCTTCGACGATACAACCGAGGCGACACCGTGATCGTCCCCAAACCATTCGAGGTCACACTCGCCGACGGCGAAGCCAACGCCACGATCATCGACACCGATGCCATTGGCTGCTGGGCCGTCACCGAACTGCCCGGCACGCCGCAGGAATACACCCGCTACGTGCAGGTCCCCACCACCAGCGGAACCCTCGAATACACCGACCTCATCGACGTCAACCCGACAACGCTCCTGCCCGCCGCAGTCAGTGCAGGCCCACTCCTGCAGATCGCGCTCGCCGCCGACGCACAAGCCGCGCTCGCGTACAGTCGCACCCATCCGGACACGCTCGTCCTCTACAGCGAGGAGGCCAGCATCAGCGCGATGACAGCGACCGTCGCCGACATCGCCGCCGTGCGTGCCTCCGCCCAGACACAGGCCAACCATGCATCCGCAGCCGCGGTCAGTGCCGGCACGGACGCGCAGACCATCGCCGCAGCCGCACGGACCGCCGCGCACAACCTCACCCGCGTCGAGGACGCCGCAAACAGGATCACCGCGATCGCCGACGCCATCACCACACCGGGCACACCAGCCACGCCGGACGAACCGACTGCGCCGGACGAGACGACCGACCCGACCGAGACGGAAGAAACCGCCACTCCGGCCGAGACGACCGAGATGGACCCGCACAGCGAGGAGGCCTGACATGGGCGGCTACTATGGAGGAAAATCCATCGGCGTCCCATATCTCAATGGCGAAAAGCACAACATGATCCGGGCCAATGCCTGCTTCTTCCCGCCCTTCTACAAGCTCGCCGACTACTGGACGCGATGGGAAGGCCAGCCCAACAACAGCGTCAGCCTGCTCATGCTCAAATGGGACACCAGCGAAATCTACAACTGGCACTACGAATGCGCCGACGATGGGCACTCTCCGCGCTCGCTGACGTACCGGTTCGCGGACGAGCTGCACGACGGACGCACCGTCGTCCCCATCGAGAACTATGTGCGCAACCCCGTACCGATCTCCTCCGGCGAGCACCTCGTCGCAAGCGGGGCCGGCATCCAGATCGAGCATTACGAGACGAGCGTCAAGCTCACCAACAACAACGCCGCCTCGGACACGCTCAACGAAGGCTGGATCATGACCGAGGTGACGCTGCCAGCCGGCGACTACGAACTGCGCGTCAACGTCGTCAGCGCGAACACCACCTACGGCGATCCGCAGGGGCCGATTATCAGCGTCGCCGCCGCCGACACGACGATCGCGTCCGCCGACTATCAGGGCAACGGCATCATCCACCAATGCAGCTTCTCGCTGCCACGCCGCCGCAAGGTGGCGGTGCGACTGCACGCCAACGTCATCCCCGGCGCCGCGTTCGCGGCAAGCCGCTTCGACCACATCATGTGCATGAGCACAGCCGCATGGGCCGAACTCGACGCGCTCGGCCTGACATGGTTCGACGCCGACACCGTGTCAGACCCGATCTACCAGGAGGCATCATGATCACGAATCTGTGTAAGACACCGAATGGAACGGTGGCGAGTTCATACCAGTATAAAACCGAGCGACGTCAAGAGGCGTCGGGCAAATGGTCATATCGCGTGAATAACACTTCTGGCGCCGCCGGCACATTCGCATTCAAAATGGGTACCAGCAGACTTATGGTCGGCGGCTGGCTTGTGTGTGTCTACTCATGCGCGGATCCGTTAGCGCTGACCTCGATCTTTGACAGTCGTTACGGGCGCATCGGCGGTACCGTGATCGAGACGACCATTGGTGGGGTCATTTCCGACACGATGGGATGGGTCGCCGCCCAGGTTGCCGAACTGTCCGAGAATGAGATCTGGATCGAGAAAACAGACGGCTGGGTCACCCTAGAGGGGTGCGCGGCATTCACTGAAGAGGACTGGCGGCATATGCTCGAATACTACCGTAACGGCATTTTAACGTTCCCTTGGGTTGATGGCGAAACGCTCAAAGCGGGGGGGGTGGGGTTGCCTCATAGCATTCCTTGTCATCATCCACATCTCGGTGTGGAGGTGGCGGCATGAGCGTCCGTAACCTCATGACGAATCCTGTGCCGACATCGACCACTGGATGGGTGCAGTTCGGCGGCTGCGACTATCGTCTTACCGACCGTGGCATCCACGTCACCAATCTGGTTGGCGGCCCCGGCAATGGCATCGAGTATAAGCTGCTGGCCCTGCCCACCGGAGACTATGTGTACGGTTTCTACTCGTCATGTCCCGACCATGTCAACGGCGATCAGCTCTCGCTGATCAAGAGCACAACCAATGCGACCTACCTGTGCGTGGTGCGCCGCACCCAGAAAGACGGTTTCTACACGGCATCGTTCACACTACCGGAGCCTGGATGCTCGCTCATGTTCGTCGCGCCGAAGAACCAAGGCGGAGCGATGAGCGTGAGCGACTTCATCATGACGCCGGCAAGCGAATGGCCTACGGTGCAGGCGTTGCACGAATCCGGCGGTCTGCCAGAACCATATTTCAACGGAGCCACCTGCACATCCTAAACGACAAAGCATGGAGGACGGATGAAGATCCTGAGCGTCGAGGTACTGACGATGATCGCCACGATCCTCGGATCGAACGGCGTCATCTACCTCATCGCCAAAACCATGCTGACCCGATGGGAGACGAAACATCCCGTCGTCATGCGCGACGACCGTGTCGACGAGCTGCGCGCCAGCGTCGACAAGCTGCGCTCGCAGGTGGACGAGCTGCGTGACACGCAGCAGATCCTGCGTACGGCCGTCATCGAGCTCGCCTACCTGCGCATCTCCGACAAGCACGAGCGATACTCGCGGCGGGGATGGGCGCATCCCAACGAGAAGCGCGTGGTGCAGCGCATCTACGTCGCATACCATTCGCTCGGCGGTAACGGCACAGGCAGCGAACTCAACCGCGAGGTGCAGAACATGCCGTCGTACCCGCCCGACGAGCACGAACCGGAATGATCAATTACAAGGCCACGGCAATCACGCCGTGGCCTCTTATCCAAACAATCGAAAGGACCATCATGAAGAACTGGGACAAGCTCGAGGCCGACCGCGACCTCATTCTCGACAAGCATTTCACCGGAGGCCGCAACGGCTGCAAGATCGACAAGGTCATCCTGCACCACAACGGCGGCAACCTGTCCGGTGAAGGCTGCTACAACGTGTGGCAGACGCGCGAGGCGTCCGCCCATTATCAGGTCGATGCGAACGGCGTCATCACGCAGATCGTCTGGGACAGCGACACCGCATGGCACGCCGGCGACTACCAGGCCAACTGCACGTCCATCGGCATCGAGCACGCCGACATCTCGACGAACCCGTGGAAGATCAGCGACGCCACCCTCGACAACGGCGCGCACCTGACCGCGGCCGTCTGCAAATACTACGGCCTCGGCCGCCCGCAGTACGGCAAGAACGTGTTCTTCCACAAGGACTTCAGCCCGACCGAATGCCCCGCGTCGATCGCCGGCTCCCAGCGCGACGCCTACATGCACCGCGCCCAGGAATGGTACGACAAGATGACCGGGAGCAAGCCGTCCGCAACGGCAAAGCCCGCGGCCAAGCCGTCCGCGCCGGCGAAGAAGAGCGTCGAGACCGTCGCGCGCGAGGTCATCGCCGGCCAGTGGGGCAACGGCGACGACCGCATGGCCCGCCTCAAGCAGGCCGGCTATGACGCGCAAGCCGTACAGAACCGCGTCAACGCCTTGCTCGGTGTCTCCACACCCAGCCCGAACGTCGATCTCAACGCGCTCGCGGATGCGGTCATCCGTGGCGACTACGGCAACGGAGCCGAGCGCCAGCGCCGCCTCGGAGCCAACTATGCGGCCGTGCAGGCCATCGTCAACCGCAAGATGGGATGGTAACACCATGACCGACGACCACCTGACCGATGACGACCTCGACCGCATGCACGACGATGCGGATCAGCCGCTGCCTGACAGCCTGCCAACCGGTGACCCATCGGCGGGGTCGATGCGCGTATGGGTGCGCGCCGCGCTCATCCGCGCCCTAAAAACAATGGCGCAGGCCGCGATCGGCGTGCTGGGCACGGGTGCGATCGGGCTCATGCAGGCCGACTGGGCCAATGTCCTGTCTATCTCTCTCATGGGCGGTGTGCTCAGCCTCCTGACGAGCATCGCCGGCATCCCCGAGGTCGACGACGGCTCCAGCCTGGCATCGATCGCCGATAGCACGAAATAACAGCCAACCATGTCCCGCTCCGCTGCCTCGTTTGGCAGGGGAGCGGGACTTTTTCTGTTTCCTGCGGTGCGAGTAGAATAAAACAAACACATGGATGGTCACATCGTGAGATGGGACAAAACAGTGGACATAAATCGTCGGGTATGCCGACAGTGTATGAATCGCAACGGTTCCAGAGCGTTGTGTTCAAATCCTGTCAGCCCGACGGAGATACTCGGAGCCACCCTTCACGGGTGGTTCTTTTGCGATAGTTCCGTATTCGGACAGGAGGGGCGTATGAGCGCGAACGCCGATGACCGTCATGCGCTCGAGCAGCTCGCCGAGGAGTCGCGGCATGAGCAGATCTCCTACTACCGCAAGCCGTTCATGGTGCTGTGGGCGGCGGTGCAGGAATCGTCGGCGGAACTCGTCGAGGACTACGGCATGTCGCCAGAGCTCGCCCAGCTGTGGGTCGCGGAGCGGCTGCGGCAGGTGTGCGATTCGCTCGTCGACCGTCTCGCCGAACGCGCGGTCGGCCACGGTGTGAGCAAGTCGAACGTGTCGCGCGCGGCGGGGGCGAGTCCGACGAACGCGCTGCGGCGCTTTCCGCGGCTGCGTGACCTCGACGAAGGGCGCACGCCGAGGCGCACGCTCATCGACGACGTCCTCGATTCGCTCGACTGA